GTGCAGTAGATGTATCTAACGAGATCACATTAGGGAATAGCTCTGTTACCAAATTCAGAATCCCTGGTCTTAACTTTGTAGTTAAGGATTCTACAGCTACTAATGGACACGTACTGACAGTTGACGCAAACGGAGAGGCTGGTTTCGCAGCAGCCAGTGGTGGTGGTTTAAGTTCTGATGCACGTTCCAACACTGTTGGAGGAACCAATGCTGGAGATGCTATAGATATTAGTGGTTCTTCACCAAATGGAGGGTTTAATACACTAATTGGTTATAACGCTGGTACAGATATAACTACTGGTTACAGCAATCAATGTTTTGGAACAAGCTCTGGAGCAAACATAACAACTGGTACTAATAATGTATTTTTAGGATCGTCTACTGGAGAATCAGTTACAACAGGTACTGACAATGTGGCTATTGGTAACTTTGCCATGTACAATTCTGTAGCTCCAAATTATAACGTTGCTATTGGATACAGTGCTTTAGAAGATTCGATAGGTAACCACAATGTTGGTGTAGGTTATAACTCTTTGATGAATGTTACTTCGGGAACTAATAATGTAGGTTTGGGATCGTATTCTGGAAGAACTATAACTACAGGATATAATAATACACTTATTGGATACAAAGCTGGATATGCTATTACAGATGGCGACAACAATACTGCTTTTGGTAGTGAAGCTTTGGTTAGTGCCACGACAAGTAATGAAAATACTGCAATAGGTGCTGCCGCTGGATATTCCATTACAACAGGAAGTGAAAATACACTAATGGGTCGCAAGGCAGCTATAAATTTAACAACAGCAGATGGTAATACAATTATTGGCTATGAAACAGGTTATGCTTTAACTACAGGTGCAAATAATGTATTTCTTGGAAAATATACTGCTTATGGTGTTACTACTGGTGCTGAGAATACAGCGATAGGCAGATCTGCTGGACAAAATAATACAACTGGTCATCAAAATGTTTTGGTGGGAGCTTATGCTGGAAACTCTGGAACGACTCATGATAAAAATGTTATTATTGGCTATAATGCATCAGCCTATAGTCTAAGTTCAGCAAGTGAAAATACTGTAGTAGGTTTTCAAGCAGGTGATCCCTTATCAACTGGCACTGGTAATCTTTTGCTTGGCAGAAATGCTGGTGGTTCTGGTAGTCCATCAGGATCAGTATCAACTGGAAGTAATATTATTTGTTTAGGTGATAACAACATAGGTAATTTATATTGTGCTGATACTTCAATATCTTCTTCAGACTCTAGGGATAAAACAGATGTTACCAATTTCACTATTGGATTAAATTGGATCGAAGCATTAAGGCCAGTTACCTACAGATGGGATAGAAGAACTTGGTATGGAACAGAAGCAGAACCATTTGGCACACCTGACGGATCAAAGAAAAAATCCAGACTTCATCTAGGTTTCTTAGCACAGGAAGCACTTGCAGTAGAACAAGCTAATGGTTATGGAACGAACAATGATGATTCCTTAATACTCAACCTCACAGAAGATGGCATGAGCTATGGAATGAAATACGAAAGACTTGTACCAATCCTTGTAAATGCTATAAAAGAGTTATCAACTAGAGTACAAGCCCTAGAAGCAGGGTAAACTATTTACAACAACCTTTAATTATCATGGCCGAACGTACCACAGATGAAATCGCTACAATTTTCACAAATGCTGGAGATAGCGTTACTTTAATCAATACTCTTGCTGCATTATCTTCTTTGACAGATGAGCAGAAAGATACAATCAAAAGAAACGTAGAGCATTTAGAAATTATCAAAGCCTATAAGAAGGAGGATAATACTACTTCTATCTGGACTTCAGAAGACTTTACGGCTCAAGATGCTGCTGTTACACTAGGTAAAACAAAGTATTGATTTATGGCTCGTCAAACAACAGAAGAACTTCAGGAAGAACTTAAAACTTTACAGACAAATTTTGAAGAAGCTGTAAAAGTTCAAAAGAATATACAGGACAGAGCTATTGCTATCAATGCAATTTTAGCTGATAGAGCAGAGGAAGAAGCTGAAAAAAAGCAAGAAGGAGTTGTAACGATAAAGGCATAAAAAAGTACTGCCCTTGTTGTAGTAAGGAATTTTTTACTAAAGAACAGAGAAGAAAGTATTGTTCTAATGCCTGTAAAACTAGATTTTATCGTAACAAGTTAATTACTTAGTTTCTGTTGTCAACTGTCTTGTCATTAATCCCATTGTCAGATAAAGAGGTGCCAAGGCCAGAATTGCCATAAACGTTATAATAGTGACAGGCATTAACGCCTTTAAAAATGCTTCTTTAATCATATGCTAAATCGTGTTTGTCAAATTTTGAGTATCCTCTCATTCTTAATGGTAACTTCTGTCATTGGTGGAGGGTACTTTGGTTATAAGTATGTAACTTCAGAACAGTTTAAATCCAAACTGATGAAAGAGGTTATGGGTAATGTTTCTGGACTTTTACCTAATGTATTAGATAAAGGTTTACCAAAAATGACAGGGCCATCCGTAGGCGTACCAAAAGGAAAAGATTGGACTTCAATGCCTAAGTTCTAATGAATTGTTATTGGTGCGGTACAGAATTAATAATAGGTGGTGACATTGATATTGAAGATGGGATGGTTGGTTATCCTGATTTTTCGGTGATGACTAACTTATCTTGTCCTAGATGTTCTTCGGAAGTAGAAGTTCTTAAGAAAAGAGATGCCTACGATTAAAGTTCCTGAGATAACGATACCAACTGTAGATATTCCTTCCGTACCTTTTGTTAGTGATAATGTTCTTACAGGTTTACAACCTGCCTGTGATCTTGTTAATAGAGATTTAAAGATAACTCAGAATCCAACTATTGTATTTTATAACCGTAAACAATATGCAACCTGTCCACAGGGGCCGATAACAACTACAACTCCTGTAGAAGAAGATAAAACAAACGCACCAAAAGCAGAAAAGCAAAAGTTTAGATCTATTGCCTATGATCCAAATGACACTATAGAAACAGAGAGTTCTTCTAGATATACAGAAGGAATCCCACTTAAAGGTGTGTTCATGTCACAGGGAGAAAAGAAGAAAGAAGAACAAGAACTATCACCATGTCCACCAAAAAGTGCACCATATAGACCTGGGGATTGGCGAAACGAGCTTAGATTGGAAAGGCTGGTAAAATATGAGCGTGGGTTATTGGAGGGTTCTTGTGACGCAATCTGGGAAGAAGTACCGTTTGTGGACCAATACATCCCAACGGCTAGCGTGGTTGTCTCTACTGCTGTTATCGCTAGTGTGGCTGCGACTACTCCTGTCCTTTTACAGCTTGTAAAACCCCTAGTAAAAAATGTCATTAAAAAGCTGACAAAGAAAAAAGAAAAGGTAGAATAAAAGAACCTTATTTTGTTCTTGGCCTAAATAAGGTGTCTAGGTAGGCAAGCTCACCCGCACTTGTCTACCGCTTTAATTTATGAGCATGAGGTAATATTTGATCTGGAATCGTGGTTAATACAACATTACGACAAGATATAGCGTCATCTCCAACAAACTTAATTCCTTCCTTCAACATAGTTGCACATACCTTTAGACGATTTAGGTTTACCTCAAGACGCTTTGCTTCCAACATAAACTCCTGTGTCTTTCTATGAGCCTGTGCAGCCTTCAAACATTCTTGATTAAAACTTTTACCTAAAGGTATTTGAAAACTTAAAGTCGCTCCATAGGATAAATTATGGTTCGTCTGATCTATTCTTTCCTGTTCTGCGACATACAAAATACTCCCAGGGTTAAGCAACTGACCTGTATCACTATCCGTTGTAGTGTCATATATATTGGTTCGTGATTTATTAATTCTGGGAGTATCAAACCCTTCTCCTTTAGTAATAAAAGGAGTGAAAGCCAATGTTGGTAACTGACATTGTATTCCATTTGAAAATCTATGAGTTGGAAAGTTTCCATTTATCGTTTGATACCCATTATTAATAACCGTTCCAGAAGATTGAGAGGAGGGCGAACTTATTGTTGTACTAGCATATGTAGGACTTGAAAATAATAAAGCTACTGAAATAGCGTGACAGAATCTTGCACAGTTTCTATTGTTTGATTTCTGGTTATTATTGACACTGCGTCTAAACCTGGTGCTAAGAAATTTTCCATTATTGAGAAGTCTGAAGAATTTGGAACCATTTCCCATTGAGGTTTGGTTGGTAGATCTGGTGTTACCCATTGAAAACTAACTTTACCTGTACTTTGACTTGTTGTATAGGTTGCATCAGGTGAGATGACAGAACCATCTTTAACTTGGATATTTGTACCAGAAACACTGTAGCTATAACCTGTCCTATAGTTTTCAGTGACGATAGTTTCGTTAATTGTACTGATACTTTTACTTGTTGATTGCATCTGGTTGGCAGCAAATCTAGGAGTTGTAGCTTTTGCATCTGAACTATAAAAAGCGATAAACAAAAGCAATAACCATCTCATTAATCCAAGCCAAGAGTAATACTGGTTTGTAGCGTAGCTGTTGTACCAGCACCCATATCAGCTAAGTTAACAGTGAACGCACCACCACTATCCATTGTGATAGCTACAGAACCAGGATCTCCACCTGCAATTACTGTGTTCTTACCGAGAAGAGGAAGAGAAGGAACAGCACCATTTGTTACTGTGGCAGATAATAAACTTGGAACGGCATCTGCTGAAATATAGGATTCTGATACAGAGAACGCATCGCCTGTATTTACAATGTTGAAGCTAGTGTCGTAGTCAACTGTAGGAACTCCGTTAGCTATTCCATTATCAGCTAAATCAAGAGAACCAATCTGTCCTGCTACAGTATTTGCTTTAGGAGTTACGTTTGTACCAGCTACACTAATAGATGCTGCAATTCTCTCTGAAGTAGAAGAAGCACCTAATGTAGATACGCTTGCTACTGATTGGATAGAATGTGTGATGTCTGCGAAACTAGCTGTTGGAAATGCTAGTAAAAGCAAGGGTAATAGTTTTTTCATTTTTTGGGATCAACAATTTCTGCACCAATAATTTTAATTGGTGTTTCTATTCTAACTGTCTGATAACCACCTGACTGTGACGCTAGTAACGCTTCTACTTCTTTCTTGTTTAATGGTTTTTCATCTGGCTTAAAAGTACCATCTCCACGTTTCTTAGCAGTAGCAATGCCATATGTGGACAAAGTTCCCGTAAAAACGCTGGCGATAAAAGTTGGATCGATCTTATTTTGAACCCAACCTGGGATAGTTATGTAGTTAAGAGTAAGAATAAAACCACTCCAAACTAAAACACCTAGACGAACAAAGTTGCTTATAATAGCTAGTTGCTCTTCTTTATCATCAATTCCTTCTTTTAATTTTTGAAGGGGATTTTTCTTTTCTTCTGCCATAAGTAGTTTTATTAGTCATACTAGACATAATTAAGGATTTAAGCAAATGACAGAGGTACAGGCAGCGTTGATAGGAGCAGCAGCTACCGCATTTGTTATGGTCTTGTCAAACATGAGTAATCGTAGAGAACGTACCATAATAGATATTTACAACAGACTAAACCAGTTATCGCAAGCGGTTAGCAGATTAGAAGGTCAGAACCGATAATGTTTGTTATGTTTGGAATGTAACACATACTTTTTTATGTATAAAATTTTAAAACCAATTTTGATGACGTTTTTAACAACAACGGCTGTCAAAAAATTAGTTGTGGACTTATTAAAGTCACTTGCTAAACAAACTACAAATAATTTAGACGATAAAGCAGTAGAGATTTTAGAACAACAACTTTTTCCTTAATATGGATATTAAAAAATTTCTCAACATAGACATTGAGCCAGCACCTTTAGAAATGAAGCTAGATGTTGAAATGCGTTGTAGAGAAATTATGGCAAGTAATGATGTTATTGATATAAAAAGATATTGCACTCATCTTGTAAGGCATAAGTTAGAACAAGATGTATTTCTTGCTTCAATGTTGGGACGGCTAGTAGAACTAGAAGCTAATCTTGTTGTAAGTCAAGTAAAAGCAGAAAAGAAAACTAATCCTATAAAAAAGTTTTTTCGTATTCCTTAAGTTCTTCATCCGTAAAATCTCGTAC